TCGTCAAAGACCGCGTATGCGACGCCGTCGGTTTCCTCTTGCAAGGAGAATAAGCCGCCGAAGTAAGCGTGGCTGCCTAGACTGCGGGCCCAGAGTGTCTTGCCCATCCGACTCGGGCCAAAAATAACTAGGGACTGACCTCTCCTCCCACCACCTAAAGAGTGCGAGCATGCGTTAGCATGCGAAGTGCGCAAGGATAGGTATCCTGGCCACCACACGGGTTAGGGTTAGGGTTAGAATGCCTACCCACCCACTCGGTATGCTTCAAATTGGGGCTCGCGGCTAAGCGAGTCCCTGGGGTGATAACTTACGTACGTGTGAAGATTGAATCTCCCGGTGTGCCCATTCCTCAAGTTCAGGAAACGCTGATGCATCAATAACCACGGAGACTGGGGTTCTATACGGCTCTGGATCTTCGCGATACTTCCAGTCGGCATATTTTGAGAGCTGTGTAAAGCTGGTACATAAAGCTCGTGGATCATATGCCATAAGCAATTCGAAAAACTGATCTCGACTCTCTGCAGAGACGATATCATGCCATCGAGATGATCGGACAGCGCGATTGCCTTGTTCTGGTCGTGCCAGCCCCCCTGCCACAATGTCACCATCTTTGCACGCATATTCGAAGCCCTCACGTGGTGAAGAGTGCGTAGCTGAAACATTTGGGTGATGACCGTGGACATCAAAGATACTGGTACGACGAGATCGGAATTTCCTTCCGAAGTCGACAAAAGCGTGTAGATGAGTTCCACCATCAGCATGGGTTTCTCGTGCGATGATGCATTCTCCTCGAAGTTCTCCAAGATGATCGTTAACCGCCCAGGGGTCGAGTTCCCCGCACTGAGAATAGGTGAGTAAGAAGTAGCGGGCATTGCAATGAAATGTCATGTGACTTGGGTGTGTCCTGTTGGATCATAAAATTTACTCCAACAGGACGTGGGACACGGGTCACAACTATAAATACCCGTGCCCACCCCGCTACGTGCAATACGGTTTATCGGCAAATACAATGTTTTATCCACGTGGAAGACGTTCTAGTTACCGACGGAGGCACCGCGGCCGTTTTGGCCGCCGGAGCCGTCGTTTCCGACGTCGTGGCGCTCGTGTAGTGCGACGTTACATGAGGCGCAGCTTCTCGAAGAGGAAAATCATCGACATGACTGCAAGGAAATGCAAGGATACTATGATATCCCGGCCATTGGAAGCGCCTGGTGTTCCACAGGGGCCTGCAGGTTCGGCCGCCATCATTTCAGGTGATGTGGTTTGGGGTTCAGCTTTTGCGCCACACGCCCGACCATCCGCATGGACCGAAGGTGAGAGCGAGTATGCCCGGCAGAAAACGAGGACCTACGCCAGAGGGTACAAGGAGAACATCAGCATTACTACAAACGATACGACGAACTGGTTATGGCGCCGCATTGTCTTCCATGCCAAGCAGCGAATTTGGGAAAGCTTTCCCATCGACACACTTGAGTTCAACCCGGGTGACCTACCCGAGGCTGGACAGCAGAGGGCTATTTGGAATTTCCAGCCGGCAGGCGGTGGAGAAGCAGCGGCAGCGCTGCACTACGCCCTGTTCCAGGGCACAAGGGGTGTGGACTGGAGCAACTTTTTCAACGCCCCCACCAATAAACGCTTCGTTAATGTCCTTAGCGACAAGGTAACTAAGCTGGAGGGCACTAATGGTGCCCCGCGGGTATACAATTTCCGCAAGTGGTACCCATTTAATTCGACGCTCATTTACAATGAGAAGGAAGTGGGGGGAAATAAGCCAACTCTTGGCGAGCAAAACAAGTGGTCTGCACAGAGTATGTATGGCTTTGGTGACGTCATGGTCGTGGACTACTTTGCAGCTGCAGCAGGAACTGCTACGAATTCACTTTCGTTTCAGTGTACTGGCACATATTACTGGCATGAGAAATAGTTAAGAGGACCAAGCTATTGGTTCATCTACATAAACAAATAAACAATTTGCGTTTAACCAATCATAATCCGCTCCGTGCTCCTCACGTGGATCCTTATTGGATAACCATATGGAAGGACGCCCCCATGTGATCAACTTTTTGCCCTTGTATTTGTCCGTCGCGTAGAACTGCCCTTGGTGTCCCAGCCACCATTTGTATTGTGGGAAGAACGGGATACCGCCGTTGATGTCGTCAAAGACCGCGTATGCGACGCCGTCGGTTTCCTCTTGCAAGGAGAATAAGCCGCCGAAGTAAGCGTGGCTGCCTAGACTGCGGGCCCAGAGTGTC